TCTGGTAACTCAAACAGTGCATGTCCAACAGAATTTGCGGTTAAGGGATTTGTAACTCGTGGTTCAATGGGTACTAAGGCGATGACACCTCCTGTAGGTACAACCGCTCAAAGACCTGGCGGCGTTGATGATGAGTTTAACACTGGTTGTTTAAGATTCAACACTACATTGGGTGCTCTTGAGTACTACAACGGAAGTGTTTGGGTTCAGCCAGGTATTGAGTCATACAGTACAATCTCAACAAATACAAACGTTGTTGCTCAAGGTAACTACTTCGTCAACACAAATGGTGGTGGTGTTACTGCAACACTTCCAGCATCTCCTGACTTAGGTGCTAAGATTACATTCTTCGATGTTGCTAAGACATTCGATAGTAATGCGTTGACCGTTTCTCGTAATGGAAAACCAATACAGGGTGACTCAGCAAACCTAACAGTTTCAACTGAAGGTGCTGCATTTAGTCTTGTATTCTCAGGTGACACATACGGTTGGAGAATCTTCTCCATCTAATGTTTGATTATCTACATTATGATTCTTTTTTACCAAATTTCGAGATAATAAATGGCCGACTATAGATCATATAGACAAGTTAAATCCGATCAGATAACTGCTGGAACTATTTCAGCAGCTAAACTGGAATCGGGTGTGGCTCCTAGATATTGCGTTAAACATATACATGGTCATCCATGTTATTGTACGCCTGGGTGTTGTTGTCTTTGGACAGTCCCTTCTGGGGTTGAAAAGATAACCTTTGAATTATGGGGTGCTGGCGGAAACGGAAATGGTAACTGTTCTTGTAACAGATGTCATCACTATCAAGGTGCTGCTGGAGGAACATATAACACAAAGACAATTTCTACTACTGGAGGTTGTCAATATCGTGTATGTGCTGGTGGAGTTTATAGATGTTGTTCTAGAGAATGTAATGGTTGCATAGGATGTGCTTCTTATGTAAATGGTTATAACTTAAGTAACTTCTGCGCTCAAGGTGGTGCGAGAGGTTGTGCAAACACTGACTGGTCAGTTGCTTGTACATCAAGAAACTTCTGTTGTGTATCGCCAGGAACATGGGGTGGAGACTTTGCAATGGCTCCTCACCAAGATGGTTTCTCAGGTCACTGGGATTGCCATTGCGGCCCTTCTGTTACTACAGAATGTACATCAGGTGCTCCGTTCTTAACATCAAGTACAGAAACTCAATCTGTTCACTGTTGGTCACGTTGCGGTTGTTGGACTGCTCCATATGCAACAGGTGGAAAGGGTGGACAAACACAATACTGTGGTAGGTGTTGTGGACAGGGCGGTCAAGGCGGCTCTGGAGTTGTAAGAATCACTTACGTCTAAAAAAAAGGAAATCAATGGCAGATTATTCATCATACAAAAAAGTTAATGGAGATCAGTTAGTCTCTAATAGTTTGAATTCAGCAAGCTTTAGTGATTCACCGAACCAATCTTATGGCGTAAAATGGTTTTACGGAACTATATGTCGTTGTTCGCCAGGTTGTTGCTGTAACTGGACAGTTCCAACAGGTGTTCAAAACATGTGGATTCAGGCTTGGGGTGCTGGAGGAAATGGATCTGGTGCATGTTCATGTAACAGATGTCATCACTTCTTAGGTTCTCAGGGTGGTTATTATAACAGTAAAATGATTACCACTACTGCTGGTAATAATTACAGCGTATGTGCTGCTGGAGTTTATCCATGTTTATCTAGAGAATGTACTGGATGTCAGGGATGTTCTTCTTATGTAAATGGATCAAACTTATCTAACTTCTGCGCCATTGGTGGATGTAGAGGAATGGCAAACACTTCTTGGAGTACAAACTGTTCATCTCTTAACCCATGTTGTAGAGCGCCTGGAAACAACGGAGGAGACTTCGGAATTGGAAACCACGGTGGTGCATGGTCTGCTTCCAGATACGATACATATAGAGGATGGTGTCATTGTTACCAACATGCTCACTCTCCAACATCTGCACCTTTAATTGGTACTACTGTATACCAATCACTAAGAAGTTGCTGGATTCGTTGTGGTTGCTGGATTGTTCCTTATGGTCATGGTGGACAAAACGGAACAACTACCTATTGTGGTAGTGGTCACTGTGGACAAGGCGGAACTGGTGGCGGTGGACTAGTTAAAATTACATACTTCTAAGAAAAAGAAATGGCAAATTATTCGTCCTACAAAAAAGTTTCTAACGACAGAATTGTCGATGGAAGTATCCCATCATCAGCGGTTACTTCTGGATCTTTTTCTAACTGGTGTATAAAATGGTTCTACGGACAAACTAACGTTTGTAACCCAGGCTGTTGTTGCAATTGGCAAGTACCAACAGGTACAACTCGAATGACTATCGAGGCTTGGGGTGCTGGAGGAAACGGACACGGAGAATGTAACTGTAACCGTTGTGGTAACTGGTTTGGTGCTGGTGGAGGTTTCTATAATACTAAAACTATTGATACAAATGGTGGATGTCAATATACTGTATGTGCTGGGGGTACATACCGTTGTTGTTCTAGGGAATGTACAGGATGTCATGGATGTTCATCTTATGTAAATGGACATAATCTCTCAGGATTCTGCGCTTTCGGTGGAAACAGAGGTTGTTATACTAACTCGTGGTCTTCAAGTTGTTTCACTCAGTTTGAGAGATGTTGTTTCCAGCCTGGTGCAATGGGTGGAGACTTCGGAATGGGCAACCACTCTGGTGCATCATATAGGGCTGATGGTTGGAACTGTCACTGTTTCTATAACAACGATGCGATGCCTACAGGTGCTCCATTTATCGGAACTCTAGGTGTTAGTTACGGTGTAAGAAGATGTTGGATTCGTTGTGGTTGTTGGACTGTTCCATACGGACACGGTGGACAAGGTGCTATTACTGCATACTGTGGTAGTGGTCACTGCGGACAGGGTGGACAAGGTGGAGGAGGACTCGTTAAGATCACTTACGTCTAAACCGAACAAGAAAATTTTACAAAGAGGGTTATAGACCCTCTTTTTTTATAAATAGTGCCGAAGGAGAAAACCCGAAGAAATCCAAAATGGCAACAGCAATTATCGAAAAAGCTTGGAAATTAAATCTTCCAAATAGTTTCTTAGTTGACCACTCATTTACTGATGGTAAGCAAAGAGACCAAACATATGACGGCCCCGACAAAATCTATCTACAAATTGGTGCAGATGGAAAAGAGCATTACGGCCCTCTAACAGAAGATGACATCGCAGATGGTCGTCCGAAACCAGCAGACGTAGTTCAATGGTTTGAAGTAGATTGTTCAAGATCAGATCTACACACACTTATCTGTCAACTTAGAGGCCCTGTGGTCAATGAGAAAGAAGAAAGTCGTGACTTATCTGTAGATGTAGCACATCCAGGCTCACCTGACATGAGTTCTGATGGATACACACAGTTCGTTTATGGTTCTGTTTTATATCCAGATGATATATACAACGAATCCACTATCACAGTTACAAATCCAGGCAGTGCAGGGCCTGATGATATATCAATCACCGCTTTTACTCCTAGAGAGAAAATTAATGGTATTGACGAAGATAAAACATGGGATATGGTTAGATCTCACAGAAACAGAGAACTAGGCAATAGTGATGGTAAAGTAACAGAGGATATGCCTGATGCGTTGAAAGACAAGTGGAAAACTTATCGTCAACAGTTAAGAGATCTTCCCGCTAAGATGGCAGCTCAGAGTGTACATCCAAACATTGCGGACATGATGTTCCCAATGCAACCAGATTATGAAGAGCCAGCAAAAGACTCTGCTGATAGTGATGGATCAGGAACTCCAGCATGGGCACCTCCAGGCTAATCAAAACATATATAAATTAATTCATCAAGATCCTCCTAATAAGGGGATCTTTTTTATTAAATGTTTGAAGCTAATCCTCTCAGTAATTATAATTTAACTGTGAAAAGAGTCTATGATCATTCCAAGAGTAATGATCAAGGATTCATATGGCGAAAAGTGTTCATTGTAGATGACTTTTACAGAGATCCAGATCAGGTTCGAGATTACGCCTTATCATGTGAATTAAAAGGGGGAAAGGAATATTGTGGATCTTTAGTAGGAAAACGTGTTGTTGAAGATAGTCAAGAGATGATAGATAATCTTCGACCAATATTCTCTACTCTCTGTAATCAAAGGGAATGGAATAATTTAGAATATGATGATACAGAGTTCCATTCAAAATGGGATAATATGAAATTCATGGTTAATACCACAACTCATGATGATATAATGGAGAGGTTTACTGATACTGTTTATTGTTATACTCATCATAAAGATAATATAGGATATAAATGGGCGGCCTTAATATATTTGAACAAAGATGATGAGTGTAATGGAGGTACAGATTTCTACAAGTACATAGAAGATCATGCTTATGGTTACGATTACAATATAAAAAACGATATAATGTTTACAAGTGAGATGAAATATAATAGAATGGTGTTGTATGAAGCTAGACATACTCATGGAGCAATCCTAGATAGAAAGATGTATAAACAACATCCTCGTCTGGCACAGGTATTTTTTATGTGACTATATAGTACAGGAATTATGAAAACTATGAGATCGAAGGCGTTTTTTATTAATGGTGGAGCGGGAAGAGTTATAAGTTCTATCCCTGCATTTGAAAAATATGCGGAAACAAATGATGACTTCATTATAGTGTGTGAAGGGGGTACAGATTTCTTCAAAGGACACCCAACACTAGACGGAAAGGCATATGATCATTGGCATAAAAATCTTTTCCAAGAACATATTAAAGAGAGAGACTGTGTAAGTCCAGAACCATATAGAGTATGGCACTACTATAATCAAAAATGTAATTTGGCACAGGCCTATGACATGGAGATTAATGGTTTAGATGAACCTAGAGAACTACCTAAACCAAAAATTGAACTAAACAAAATGGAAGTTATTTCTGGGTACAATGTAGTACAGGAAATAAAGTCAGTAACTAAAAAGGATAAAGTAATAGTTGTACAACCATTTGGTAGATCTATAACTCAGTTAGGTGAATTTTTGGCAGATCCTTCGTCAAGAAGTATGCCACTTACAGGTGTGTGTGATATCATAAATCAATTGAAAAAGGATTATGCAGTGATTGTGATGAGTGAATTTCATTTTTCTGTTGAGGAGGATGAAGACAAAACTAAATTCCCTATTGCTAGGCCACAAATATCAGACATGAGAGTATGGGCTGCAGTTATTGAAGTTGCAGATCATTTCTTGGGATGTGATAGTATGGGACAACATATGGCAAGAGCTCTTGATAAAACTGCTACTGTAGTTGTGGGTTCTACATATCCAGAAAACATTAGTTATCCTGGCCATAAAGACTTTGATATTATTGATGTTGGTGATGGTCGTAGAGAGTATGCACCAATCAGAATTACTCAAGATGAAAGAGTTGATAGATTCAATGATCAATCTATGGAACTTGAAAGAGGTCAAATCAAAGAGATTGTAGAATCTTGTAGAAAGAGGTTAGGTAAACCAAGGGTATTTACAGGCACATTTGTTCCTATTCAACAGGAAGCATCTGCATGTTCTACTCCAACACAACAACCATCAATGCAAGAGATGCCCAAACCAGACGCATATCAACTTGCTGATGGAGCAAAAAGGCAACCAATAGGAACTACACCCCTATCAACAGGAGCTCCTAAACCTACATTTACTTTAAACAAACCAAAACCAAAACCAAACAAAGGATTCAAAAATCTGTTAAAATCGGATAAAACAACAATCGATATTGAAACAAAATAATGACTCAATGGATTGCAGCTATTGCTAGAGGACATAACTCTGGCATATGCTTACTTAAAGATGGTGAGCTTGTTTTCTCTATAGAAGAAGAAAGATTATCAAGAAAAAAATATGATGGAGGCCCTTTAGCCTCTATGATTAAGATATTGGATTATACTGATACCTTAGATTATCTTGTGATTGCACATACGCAACCTTTAGAACAAGCGGGATCTAATGATTTTACAGGAGAACCTATCTACGTTGCTCTTGCTAGAAAACTAGGATTGATTAATCGACAAGAAGATATTTACAAACATCCTCAAGTAGTAGATTATAGTCATATTCACCATAAACTTCATTCATCTTGTGCCTTTTATAGATCAGGATTTAAGAGTGCTGTATCTGTAATAGTAGATGGTGCTGGATCGTTTATACCCATGCACATTGATGGTGAAGATGTGATGACATGGGAGTTAGAAACTATAATAAAATGCAATTATCCAGATAATTTTAAAACTCTATACAAACATCAAGGGGGTAGAGGCCCTTGGGGATCTGAGAGAATGCTTGAGTTTACATCTGAAAGAGAAGATGAAGAAGGAACTCATGAGTTTATATTAGATGATTCGGCTGGTATCGTAAAAGCTTATGAAGCGGTGACTCAATATTGTGGTTGGGCTCCTATCGAAGCTGGTAAAACTATGGGACTATTTCCATACGGAAGTCAGAATCTCAACATACCTGATGTCTACACAGATCATAATGGTATGAGTGATTGGGCCACAACCAATAGAGATTTAATTGTACCTACTTATCCAAACGGAGCAGTTGTAAATCAAGGTAGATTTACAGAACTCAGAAATCCTCCAGACCTAAAAAAGACAGATGATTTAACTCAATTACAAAGTCGTAGAGATATGGCATATGCGATTCAAACTGAATCTGAACAAATGGTGTTAGATTTAATTCGTAAGGCAGTTAAGATGAGTGGAGAAAAAAATGTAGTTCTCTCTGGTGGTTATGGTTTGAATTGCGTTGCAAACTATTGGTATCTTGAACAGTTAAAGGATGAAGGTATTAATTTATTTGTAGAACCAGTGAGTAATGACGCTGGAACTGCAATAGGTGCCGCATACTGGCACTACCATAAAGTTACAAAAAACAAGGAGGTTAAACCTATGATTACTGACTTATATTATGGCCCTAAGTATGATTATGATACTGATTATATTAAAAATCTTGCAACTTATTATGATGCAACTAGAATCTTTGAGGCTGATCATGAAGATGCAGTAGATCTCATAATGAAGAAAAATATTGTTGCAATGTTCCAAGGTAGATCAGAAGCGGGCCCTCGTGCTTTGGGTAACAGATCTATCATGTATGATCCAAGAGATCCAAACGGAAAAGATCATGTAAACACCATCAAACGTCGTGAGTACTTCAGACCTTTTGCTGGTTCTATATTAAAAGAACATGTTCATGAATGGTTTGATCTTCGTGGTATGGATGAAACACCATTTATGATGTATGCGGTTAAATGCCAAGAGGGAATTGAAAAGAAAATTCCAGCAATTATTCATGTCGATGAAACATGTAGAATTCAAACAGTTACCGAGGATGTTAACCCTCATTACTACAATTTAATTAAAAAGTTTTATGAGAAAACAGACTGTCCAATCATATTCAATACTTCATTTAATCTAGGAGGGGAACCTCTTGTAGAGACCCTAGACGACGCTCTGAGGACTCTTGCAAATAGTTTGATAGAATACCTCTATTTGCCTGAGTATGGTCTTATGATTGAAATAAAGAACTAATGAAGACAGCTGGATTTAATATATCCCATGATGGTGCAATATGTATTTGTAATAATGGAGAAATTGAATATTACTTAGAAGAAGAAAGAGTTAGTGGTTTTAAACATGATGGGTTTCCAGCAAAATCATTCTACCAATTGTTTGGATATGAAACTACTGTTAAACAATTAGAAGAATATGATTATGCTTTTTCTGGATTAAAATATTGGCCCGTAGATGATGTTTCCGTACGTCTTGATTCTGGATTAAAATTTGAAGAAGGTGTAGCTGCCTTTGTAAACCATGTAATATTAAAATCTATAGGTAGAAGTAGACATAATGAAAAAATAAAATTAACAGAAGCAAAATTTAAAGATATTAGGTATGATGAACATCATGTTTTTCATGCCATAGGTGGTTTCTATAATTCTGGATTTAAAGATGCATTAGTTTTAGTTGTTGATGGTATGGGTAATCCATCAACTAAAGACTCTGATATGCATGAGGTGGCAAGTTTATACACAATTCAAAAAGATCCATTTGTATTGAATTGTTTAGCTAAACAAGAAACTCCAAAACATCATTCTGAGAAATGGAGATCTAGGGAAACTCATTTAGATCATTGGCCAATGGGTATTGGTATGGCCTACGCTTCAGTATCAGCTTACCTTGGATTTGGGACACTAGGATCTGGTAAAACTATGGGATTGGCACCATACGGTAAAGAAGATGATAATATAAAACCTTTTATCTTAGAAAACAACCTAGTAAATTCTAAACTTTTTTACAGATCACATGATGGTTGTGTTTTTATTCCTTATGATTATCTTCCCGAATTTTGGGACTATAGAGAATGGAATGATGACGTTCAAAAAATTGCAAATTTGGCATATAGACTGCAAAAAGATTTTGAAAAATGGATGACAAATACTATTATATCGGGACTAAAGGAAACTGGTAAAAAAAATATTGTATTATCTGGTGGGTGTGCTATGAACTGTGTTGCTAATTATGAGTACTTGAAACATCTTCCAGAAGGTGTTAAAATGTTCGTAGATCCATTATGTCAAGATGCGGGCACATCTGTAGGATTGGCAAAGTACCTTTACTATTGTAAACAATGAAGACTGTTGGTGTAAATATATCTCACGATTCCTCCTTTTGCAGATGTGTAAATGGGGAAGTTTCTGTATTTTTAGAAGAGGAAAGATTAAGTAGACATAAACATGATGAGATACCCACACAAATATTACTTGAACTTTTAGAAGAGGGTGATGAATTGCATTTTACTGGATTAGAATATGAAGGCATGTCTCTTAACGATGCTATAGATAATATTTGTACATACATTTTAAAATCCGAAGCAAAGTTTTTAGGACATAGAGAACATCATATATTTCATACAGCATGTGGATTCTATAACTCTGGATTTGAAGAGGCAGATGTAGTAGTGGTTGATGGTATGGGAAATTGTTATGATGATGAATATCATGAATGTGCTAGTATATGGCACTGCAAAAAACCACACGATATTCAATTAATAGAACACCAAGTTACAATGAAATATGGGGGTAAAGAACATTTAGGTATGGAACAACATCAACATTGGCCTATGGGTATTGGTATGGTATATGCTGGAATATCTGCTTTTTTGAAATTTGGAGAGTTGGGATCTGGTAAAACTATGGGACTTGCACCATACGGTAAAGAAGATAAAAATATAAAACCTTTCTTATTGGATGACGGAAGAATAGACTCTACATTATTTTATAGAACTAAGGGTGGGGCTCATTTCATACCTTACGATTATCTTCCGAAACATTGGGACTATACAAATTGGAATGAAGATGTTCAAAGAGTTGCTAATTTAGCGTATAGATTACAAAAAGATTTTGAAGAATGGATGACATCTTTCATACTTAAATGCGATCATGAAAACATTGTTTTATCTGGTGGGTGTGCCTTAAATTGTGTAGCAAATTACGAATACTTGAAACATCTTCCAAAGAATGTTAATCTATACATAGAGCCTGTAAGTAACGACGCAGGCACCTCTATAGGTCTTGCAAAACTTTTATATCATAAAAGATGAAAACAGTTAAAAAGTTAGTTATTGTTGGTGGAGGAACTGCTGGATGGATAACTGCATCTTGGTTTGCAAGAAGGTGGAGATCCTTAGAAGTAGTTGTCATTGATAAATCAGATCCAGAAAGAGTTGGTGTTGGAGAAGCTACGTTGTTAAGTTTCCCACAGGTCATGAGAGAGATGGGATATGAACCACAACAATGGATGAATGAAATAGATGCAACATTCAAGGCAGGAATACTATTTCCTGGCTGGGGTAAGGAAGAGAATAATATTTGGCATCCATTTGGTTTTGGTATTTTAGGTGATGGTGAAAATCCAAACATACCTAGAGTCCCTCTCTATGATGTTTGGTCTAATTATCAAGATCAAAATGAAATAAAAAGTGTATCTGGTTTGTACAAATCTGCTATGCAAAATAAAGTAGAACCAGATTATATTAGAGACACATATGCTTACCAAATTGATTGTGGTAAATTGGTACAGTTCTTACAAAAAAATACCATACCATACTTGAAAGAGTATATTAAATCAGATGTTATAGAAGTTTATAGAGATGGTTTGTCTGATGATTTGACAAGATCTAGTATCAAAGAATTAGTATTAGATGATGGATCAAGAATCACTGGAGATTTGTTTATAGATTGCACTGGTTGGAAACAGATGTTGATAGGCAATCATAATGTAGATTTGACTGATAGATTATTCATAGACACTGCTTTTGCTGCTAAGGTAGAATATGAAGATAAAAATAAAGAGATGCATCCATATACAGATTGTCAGGCATTGGAACATGGTTGGAGGTGGAGAATACCAACACAATCTAGAATAGGAACAGGATATTGTTTCAATAGATCAATTACAGATCCAGATATAGTAGCAGATGCTTTTATTAAACATTGGGATAATAGGATTGAGAAAAAAGAATTAAGAATGTTAGATTGGAAACCTCAATATGTTAAAAAATTCTGGGATGGTAATGTAGTTCCTATCGGACTTAGTGCTGGATTTATAGAGCCATTAGAAAGCACTGGACTAGCTCTAATGATAAGAGGGTGTGAATTTTTAGAAGAGTGTATGGTTGATTGTGTTTATAGTGAATATGAAAAAGACATCTATAATGTCCGAATGAAATGTGCTTTTGAAAGTGCAGTTGACTATGTAAATATGCATTACTCATATTGTGAAAGAGAAGGTAAGTTTTGGGATTATGTTAGGTTGAGTCATGAAAAATCAGGTATGCAAAAGTATATGGAAGATCAAATAAACAATCCAAATTCACTAACATTTCAAGATCATAGATCTAGTTCCTTCTTTGGTGGAAGTAATTGGCATGTATGGTTATTGCAACTAATGCCAGAAGTTATTAAAAAAACATATTGGTATGAGGACGTTAAACATATTGTTCCTAGATATGAAAATTATTTAAACAGACTAGATAGTAGTGTAAAGCAATCAATTCCCCAAATAAATCTACTAAAAGAATGGTATGGAAAATAAAATAGTATGGTGTAATGGAACTTTTGATATCCTACACCCAGGCCATATAGAATTATTCAAGGTTGGTGCATCTTTAGGAAACAAACTTATCGTAGCCACAGACACAGATGAAAAGATTCGTAAAGATAAGGGTGCGTCTAAGCCCGTCAACAATTTGTGTGATAGAATTTCCCTATTACAGGCGATAAAATATATTGATGAAGTATTGTACTTTAATACAAGAGAAGAATTGGAAGGGTTGATAAAATTGTATAGACCTGATATACTACTGTTAGGTGATGATTGGCAAGGAGGAGATGTGGTTGGTATAGAATATGCCAAAGAAGCTAGATTTCTTCCTAGACTGAATTACTCTACAACTGATATCATAAAGAAGATTCGTGGCTAATGTAATTGTCATAGGTGATAAGTGTACAGATAAGTACATCTTTGGTGAGTGTAGTAGGCTCAGTCCAGAACAACCTGTCCCTGTTTTAGATAAAACTAGAATAGAGGAAAGACCAGGCATGGCTGGTAATACTGAGTTGAATCTACAAGCATTTGGAATCAATACTGTATTATTATCACAGAGAGAATTGATAACTAAAACTAGATTTGTAGACACTAATAGTGGTTATCAGTTGATGCGTTTAGATGAAACTCCAAAGGTGGGTAGAATTGCAAATGCTGAATTGAAAATGGCAATGATGCACATGAATCC